CCTTTGTACTTCGTATCTAAAACATACAAATCCATTGAACGATTTACCAATTTTTGTAAAGTAAACTCATCATCTAATGTATTTGCCTTAAATTTTTTATACAACTCTTTCAGTATCTTAACTGATGTTAATTTATAATCCATAAAAACCTCTTCATATATACATATATAAATATATATTAGTTTATTATTTTAATCATTTTTTTTTCTTTTTTAGCGTGTTCTATTGTATTCATCGTACCTCTCGACTCAACACCCTCTGGTATAAACGCTACAATTATATCACTATATTCTGCAATCTGTTTATTTCTTTTGAAATAATTTGAAACATAATATGGTTTATTATATTTTGTAGCTGGTAACTTACAATGCATATTCCAGTTATAATGTGCGGGTGGAAATTCTACATATTTTACATCAAATTCCAATGCAAACTTTTTAGCAAATCCATCAGCTCCATCTTGTTGGCCACCACTTACTATTTCCACTTCATCACCATACTTTTCCTTTATTTCAAATACTAAATCTTTTATTTTTTTCCTATTGGTATAACCTCTACTACCAACTATACCTATTTTAATCTTCGTAGTCATTTCTCTTTTGTTTTTTTGTTGGTTTATCTGAAGTTGTAAATTTTGTAACGTTATAAAATTCTTGTAATCCATTTAAAATGTTATTAGGGTTTAAATAGCTATAAGAAAATCTTCTGGATATTTTACTATCTGATAGTTGTATTGGTATTATATCAAAAAATATAAAATCCTTAGTATGAAGTTTATGAGTTTGTTTAACAACAGTTTTAAAAGATAATTTATCTTCCCACCTCATTAAAAAATCCTTTAAATCTGTACCAGTTATTTCATCTTCTTCAAACCACAAATATAATAATACTGTAACGTGTAGCTCACTATGAATATTATTTACTTTATTCATAACCTCTTCTTCTATATCAGTATTAATAAAATCAGATAACTTTAGTCTTAAACTTATTTTAGATAACATTATTTGACTCCTACATCACAATATTTCGTTTGATTGAATTCACAAAACCTACAATTTTTCTTAGATGGTTGTTTAATATAATTATGTTCTAAGTTATATTCTCCGTCAATAAAAGATTCTTCAAGAAACTGATTTAAATTATTTAATACTTTATTTATACTCGGTTTACCACTGGCGGGGACAAAAGTTTGAACTCTACGTTGAGGAAAATCTACTTTCTCATATAATTTTCTTTTAACAATAAAATACTCTATATCTATTTTATCCATAGGGATATCGTGTTGTGCTCCATAAAACTGTTTATATAATAATAGTTGGTCTGTTTTATTCTTATCAGCTTTCATGTATTTATTCCAACCCATAGTTGAAGTTTTAATATCAATAATTTTATATCTATCTCGTACACTATCATAAATTATAACATCAATATAACCAATAAACTTAATCTTATTTGGTAAATCATAATTAATAGGAACTTCTATACCAACTAACTCATAACCTTTCTTACTGAAATACATACCACGCTTCTTCTTAAACCACTCTAATATCAATAACCCGTGGTTATAAAATTCTTCCATATCTTCTTGTTCACAAAAAACTTCACCACCATTATTTTTCATAATATTAGTATAATTTTCTTTCATTCTATGTAATAACATTTCATCTAATGGAAGAGCGTCTGCAACCTTAATAGTATCATTATACATTACAGTAAGATACGTTTGTAATACTTCATGCATAGAAGTACCAAACAAAGTATGAATACTATCTGTAAATTCTCCTAGTTCATCAATGTAATTTAATTTCCATTTATATGGACAAGTAACCCATTGATTATATTGACTATAACTTACTCTTTTCATATCTTTAATATCCTATCTCAAAAAAGAATGCTATAATTGTCCACATAAAAAATATAAATAAGAACTTAGCAAATAAATCTCCAAACTTCTGGTTCATTATTTACCCCATTTACCGTTCTTTACAATAGTTGCCATAATACCATAGTTAGATACATCAAGAAACGCATCTTCCATTGGTTCACCTTCTACTGCATTCTCGCGGCCGCTCATCAATAAATTCTTTAACCGTTGTATCTTATCGTTCATTCTGAACCACAAACCTGTAAGTGATAAATGTATTTCATCTTCTGTTTGTAATTGTGTTCCAACACTTATGTTACCTGGACCGTAATCGTGTTGTTTGTGTAAAAACAACTCATATTGTTCTTTTTGTAATCTTTTGAACTCTTTAGTCATCTCTGGCCATTCAAGTTCCATTTGTTCTATAACTGATTCAACCTTAGCTACTTTGGACATATTCTTAGTATCTTTTATAACCTTCATTCTGTATTTCCTGCTGTATATCCACCAACAGTACCTAGAACGTTTAAACCAGCTTCTTCTATCTTCTTATCTTCAACTCCCCATTTTCTACAAGTTTCACTTAGTTCTAACATACCACCTTCTGTGAGCATATACATTTCAATCATATCATATGCTTCTTTTTTACTAACCTCTTCGTGATTAGCTACGATATTAATTAACCAATTTGGATAAGCCATTTGATTTCTCCCTTTAACATATTTTAACCATTGTTTACCCTTTGGTAATACATTGGTATATAATTTATATAATTCTTTTGGTTGCAAATTATATTTTTGTAATTCGTTTACTAAATCAACCCACTCCATCTTCATAGACAAAAATCTATGAGTCATATAATTAGACCAAGACTTCTTATCTTCGTCTGATATATCTTCCCAATAACTAGGGCTTTGAACCGCTGTTATCTGTCTTATGTGATCGAATAAACTTTTTCTTTTTACCGAAGATTTTTTCCCATTTCTTATCCCATTCATCTATACTAATACCTCTTCTCGGTAAATCACCTTTACCGGCTGAAGATTCTTTATGAAACATAGGTTTTTCTTTTTTCGGTTTATCACTTTTACTAGCTTTTTTCTTTGACATTTAATCCACTGCCTTCTAACATACCTTCTGCAACTTTACCACAATTCCCACAACTATAAACTTGTACAGGAATAAGTGTTTCTTGACCAGTAGGTGATACAATAGCTGACAGTTTTTTTAAAATAAATGAAGTTATATATAAATAGTTATTACAATCACTACATTTAATTGTTTCTGCCTCTCTTAAATCAACTTGTACTTGTGCAGATTGAGGATTCGGTAATGGTTTCATGGGTTTTGTACTCATTTTGTCTCCTTATTACTTCGATTCAGCTACTGACGCTTTACGATATTCAGTAACTAATTTTTTAATCTCACCGATAGCTTTTCTTGCTCTACCACCAGCTGCTTTGTTACCTTTTTCAGCATGTACTTCATGATTCTTATCAAATTCCTCAAAGAGTTCTTTGATTTTTGCGTGTAGTTCTTTAGTTAATGTCATTTTATTTCTCCTGTTGTTTGTATTGTTTAAATAATTTTATCTATTAATCCATATTTCAAACATAGATTTGCATCCCACATCAAATCATGTTTTAATATCTCATCAAGTTTCTTCATTGGAACTTGAGTATATTCTCTATAAACGTTTTTAATTGTAGTCATCATTAAATCAAGATTCTGTTTCTCATCTTCAAATTCAGAATATTTACCCCAAAAATTTGTGGATAATTGATGAATCAGCATATAAGAATTTCTGCTCATAAATCGTTTCTCACCTACTACTGAAAGAAAAGTAGCCGCACTTGCACAAAATCCATCTACATAGGTATGAACTGGAACTTTTGTTCTTAGTATTGTATCCATAGATGATATACCACTTACAACTGAACCACCACCTGAATTTATAAACAATTTAAGTGTAGGTGGTTCTATATCTAAATTATTTGATAATGTTAAACTCCTAGACTCTAACTCTCCTAGTTTTTTATTAAGTTCAGATACACTATCTCTATTTACACCAGCATAATAATAAATCTTATTTTCATGAACTGATATATGTTTTTCTGGTTTGCCACCATTCGGTGACGTACTTTTTGGTGTTGATGATTTCTTTTCACCCCAATATTTTTCTATCATTATTCTACCACATCTACTATTTTTGATTGTTTTGCGATTATAGTTTCAAAAACAAAAGGTGAATCTTTTAACCATTCATTTACCTTTGTTTCCGCGACACTTACTGAATCACATTCTACTAAATAGACTCTACGAACTTTCTTTTCT